TTTTTGCTCTTTACAATGTGATATTAATATTTATCAATTAAAATGTGCCAGCATCTAAATCAATTCTGTTATCCAAATCTATGTCCAACTCATCTACAAAAGGATCTGGAATTCCTGGAGAAATTGGCTCTGTAACAGATGCAGTTAAAACATCATCTGGATTTACATTTTTCCATTTGTTAGTTGCATGATCATACATCAAAACATACTTATCAAAATCTCCTGTAATTTCCACGTCGGTAAGTTCGTTTAAATTTACTGGCATAATTTCTAATACGTTAGACTGTCCTATTTTGTAACTTTTTTGAGAATCTACTTTAACTTGATAACTATTATTTGTTACCGTAATTTTGTAAGTCATACGGATACGCTTTCATAAACGAGTGCTGTTCCTCTAAGAACTTTAATTCTTTTACTGTTTATTGTCAAAACTACATCAAAATAATTTCTACCCTCAGATAAATTTGCAGTTTGTCCTGCTGTCAAAGATAATTTAATAGTTCCTGTTCCTGCAGTAATAGTTTTTGCAAATTCTTCATAAGATGTTGATGTTGGATATTTTCTAATTGCAGCGTAAGTTGTGCTCAATCCTGACAAAACACTAACAGAGGAATCACTATCAAATAAATTAAATGTTGCTTCAAAGTCAACACCCTTTTCAATCACTAAATTTGTAATTTCAGCGACAGCCATTGACTTTTATAACCTTTTCAACTATTTATTATCTTTATCTTCTGTAAATTGATTTTTCAAAAGTTTTGATAACTCAGCAGTTGATCCTACAAATAATGCATTTGTAACATTTGTTGGGCCTTTAGAGGATTTTGTTTCGTCGATATCTTTGAGTTTCTTTTGGAGATCAATTAACTTATCTGTGGCATCTGCAACGTTTTTGATTAATTGTCCAGCAACTTCATATGCTCTAGGCATTTCACTTTCTTGTGCGAGTTCCAAAATACCATTTAATGCTTCTTGTCCTTTTTCAATAATTGCGTATAAATTTCCTCTAGTATATTCGTAATCTTTTTTAAGATCATTGGAAACTTCTTCTATCTCATCAATTTTTTTCTCAATGGTTTTTACTTTTGTCTCTACAATTTCATTAGAAACATTGAAAGTTTTATTTAAATCATCAAATTTTTTTGTCATTTTCATAATCACCCACTAAATCCAAAATCATCACCTGCTTGAATTAACGCATTGTCCGCAGCAACGATTAAATTGACAGCACTACCTAATACGTGAGGTGCTGCAATTGTATTATCTGCACCACGCTTAACTGTAAGTTGATTTGAGGTTTTTGATTCAACATACATCTCTTCATTATCAATCGTAATATAATCTCCCGCTACAATACCAGAAGCATCATTGACATCAATAAATTTGGTTGTTTCATTAATATCTGCACCTAAGTTAGTAACAACATTTCCGCTGTAACTCTTAATCGCTCTAGGTTCTGCTGAATATGTAATATCTCTTGTTGGCGTTCCTGTGGCATCTCCAGCAATATAACCAATAGAAACTTTTTTGATAACGTCTTTGGAAACATCGGTAATAGGGCCAAAGAGGTAAGTTTTAGCAGTAAATCTTAAAGTATAAATTAATGCCCTTCTTGTATCAAAATTTCCCTCATAATCATCTTGCATCGAAATACCTTCAAAGATTACAGGTATGTCTCTTTTTTCTCCAATCTGTTCTACTAAATCAACTGTCAATGTATATTGTGGTTGAAAATATGGAAGTACTTGCTCAATAATTTGGAGCATATCATCATTTAATTTTGTCATGATGCTCAGTTCAAATGTCATATTGTAAGGAACTGGCATATAAACTTTTCTGATTTGCTTTTCATCAGAAGATAATCCAGATAAGAAGGTTTGAGTTGTAGTTACCTTTCTCGAAGCATCATAAGTTAATCCAGTAAATTCAAATGACATTCTTGGTAATGACATTTGAACTGGTTTATTTAAATTTGGAACCTGCTCAAGTCTTGCTAAAAACTTTTGGGTTGGCCCATACGCTAAAGGAACTTCAATAACACTAACAGTTTGATCTGAACTGTTAACATGTTTGATCTTTATACCATTGAATAATGTTCCAAACGAAACAATGGTTTTTCTCAAAATTTCGTGGTAAAAATATTCAAACATGTTAGTAAACTATTATACTATTATTACGTTGCACTATTTATGGCGTTCCGAAAGGATTCCTCTCACTAAAATCAATAATTAAATCTGCTTCTTGTTCAATTATATCATTTTGAGCATATGGATCTACTAGATTATATACCTGAACTTTTCTAAGTTTATATGATGCTGAGGATGCTGAACCAACAACTATGTCGCCATCAACAAAATCTTTTGTTACTTTATAAACTTCCAATGCTCCAGTCACAGCATTCCAAGTTTTAACTAAACCTGTTGCCCCACTAATGCTACCTGTTACAGTTTCATTAACAGTATAAGTTCCAATACCAATCATATATGGAGATCCAATTGTAATAGTTGGTGTAACTGTATAACCGAGTCCTGCGTTAGTGATTGTAATTGAAGTAACCACACCAGCAGTATTAATTTTTGCTCTTCCGATAGCAGTAATACCAGATCCTACTGGTGCTGGACTAAACGTAACTGTTGGTGGCGTTGCATATCCAGATCCTCCGTTTGTAATGCTCACAATTCCAACAATTCCGTTTCCAATTGTTGCTGTTGCAGCAGCTCCTGCACCACCACCTCCAATAAAAACAACAGATGGTGCTATAGTATATCCAAATCCAGGATTTACAAGTTCAACTCCCTGAACTTTTAATGCACTTGTACCATTACAATCTATAAGATTGCCAATCATTGTGGCAATACCAATTGCAGTTTGTCCTCCTGATGGGGCAGATGAAATTGCAACTGTTGGAGTTGATTTATAACCACTACCTCGATTTGTAATTGTTATAAATCTAACGCCACCATTAACTATATTGGTAGTTGCTGTTGCAGTTGTACCTACTCCAACAAGAGTAAGAGTTTGAATGTATCCATCATTTTCAATATTATCATCAATTTCTTCAATTCCAGTATCAACAACTTCGTCTTCATATCTAAAGAGTTCACATCTTAATTCATAAACATATGTTTTTTGAAGTTGATAAAAAGGTTTTTCGTGTTCAACAAATTTAATTTCAAATAATCTATCTCCTAATGGAAAATAAATTAAGTCCCCCTCTTTGGGACGAGTTGATAATTTAATATTTGGTAAATTTTGAATCAATGGAGTAATATAATGTTCAAATCTATCTTTTGAAATAATTAATGTCAAATCCGTAAGTGGTTGAATTCCAAATTTTGATAGAATTGTTCCTTGTCCTTCATATCCTTCATAAGTATCAACATATGCTTCTAATGGATATGCATTATCAAATTTTGATTCGATAACTTCTTTAATAATCGTTTTTTCCGTTACATATTGACGAGGAAGATAATGAATATCAACACCGTACATGCGGAGTTGTTCATTGATCAAATCCTGAATCAATCCTTGTTCGTTTTTAGATCCTTGTAGAAAAAATGGATTGAGCATTTTATCCGATCATATCCAGTGGAGGTAATTCGTATGTACTGGACATTCTCTCCATAAGAATATCTAGTTCTCTTTGAGCATCATCATATATTTGTCTTCCATTTAATTCAACTCCTCCAGGAAGCTTAACTCCTTGGAATTTAATTAAATTTTGTCCCCACTGACGTTTAATCAATGCAGTTAAATATGGTTTTAAGAATGAATCATTCCATACTCGTGCATAATCATTTCCATCCATTGTCCTCCAACAATCGATAATGATCCAATTTCCTACTGCTGCACTACCCCAATCAATATCTAAGTATAATCTATCTTGTCTTTTATTAAATCTAATTTGCTTATCAGTTGTTAAAAGAAAATCAATATCTTCAAGATAAGTTTTTACCATTGCATAAGTTAATAGTTCAGTAGATCCCCAATAGTAAACATCATTGAGAAACAACTGATATTTAACACTAAACATATTATGTGTAATACTGTTAGTGCCATCAAATTTATAAATTTTATTTACGCCAATTACCGATGGATGAACTGGCAAATAATTTCCATTCTCTTCATATTTAAATGATGTGCTATAGCCTACAGTTTCAGTTACAGTCGTAGTTGTAATACCTACAGATCCAGATGATCCACCTCTTGCTCTTCCCCTATCAATATCATCTTGCGTAATCTGATATTTCATATAAGTTTGATAGACACCATCAAAGTGTCTTTCTTGAAAAAATTGCACTGCATCATCAACAAGATCTTCAATCTGTTCATCGGCAACGTTGATTTCTAAAACTGGATATCCCAGTTTTCTTTTGCAGTAATCAATTAGCTCTTGTCGTGTTGATGGTTGTGCCATTAGATTTTTGCCAATATTTCCTGTTGTTTTAAATACAATTTAAAATACATCTTTGAAAAATTTTTCAAAGTTTCAATATCAGATATACTATCTATATCTCTTGCATGTTTTTCATATTCAAAAAGTTTATTGATATTTTCTAAAGTAATGCTACTTGGATCCATTGATCATACTCCTAAGTAAATCTTTAATCTCACCTAAATCACTTTTCATAGAATTTAAGTCACTTTCTAAATTTTCAATTCTTTGATTTTCTTGTTCTTTAATTTTTCTTTGTTCAAGATACGATTTATACTCGTCCATATTAACATTTAAAACCGCGTTTGTTTGTTCATCTCTAACTAAGTTAGAATATCCATCTACTTTTGAAAAAAACATATCAAGCCAATGCAATAACTCTAAGTTCTCTTAATCTTGGTGGATGTGCCTGATCTTGAGAAGAACCAACCAGTTTAATACTAAAGTATCTAAAATCTGGTAAATTGTTTACAGTAAATTCATACTCTTTATATTCCAATTCTGGACTCAGATTTTTAAAGTTATCAGATTTTGCAATCTTACTATCAGGAAGTCCATCATTATTTGCAGCATCAATAATTGCACCAAGATTAGTTAAATTATTATATCCAGGGAATGGATAATATACTGGTTCTTCATTTGGATCTTTCATAATTGCATAAAGTGCTCTCAAATCACTTAATTGATTTACATATGCCGAAGTGATAATCTTAATCGACGATGCAGGAACTTCAAGAGAAACTGCACTTGAGGCATAAACAAATGCCGATGGATCATCTTTAAGCGAAGCAACTCTGAGATCAGTAGCATAATTTGAAATTGCATCATTAACTCTATTGCTAGTCAGAATCAAACTTACGCGATCCAAATCAATTACTGGCGAAATACTTTCATCAGAACTTGCCAATTTCATATTTACAGTCAATGATTTTTTACCTGGCAATGAGGCAGGTAATTTAGACGTTTCATTAATTTTAGATGCAATAATTCTTGGAGTGGCAAAATAAGTATTACTATCCAAATTGATTGGTTCAAAACCTCGATCGAGATAAGACTCCTCAGATCCATCTACACTACTGCCGCTAGTTGTTCTTATAGTTGCAGTAATGTTAGTATTTGTCAACTGCATGGTTTGAATATTTGGCCTTACAATTTCAAATGGAATGTTTTGAGTTGCATAAATGTTTGGCCCACCAGATGACTTAGTTTCTTTAATATAAAGAAGAGGGAATGATGTTCCTACACTTCTGTCAACCTGGCCAAATGGAAGAGAATCTGTTTTTCCATCTTGAGTTGTATCAATCTTAAGATAGTAGTAATCAATATCAATTGGCCTATCAAGATCTGATGCATCTTGAAGTGTATGTGTTTTGTTAATTCTTCTTAAAGAAATACCATTAAGTTCATATTTGAAGACTGGAGTTCCTGTAGTGTATGAGAAAGATTTTGTTTGATCAATTTGTCGAGTGACTCCAGTTAAATTATTACCACTTACACCAGTGTATGCAATAATTTCTTGATCAATTTTAACATATCCTGGATTTGTTGAACTGACACTTACATTTTCAAAAGTTTGGAAAATACTTAATCCACTGATTGGATCAATAATCATATCCGACAGTGAAATGTCTGCGGTAGAGTCTTTAGCAACATCCGATGTGAGGAAAGATGGTAATGAGTCTGAGTAAACATCACTAATTGTTACGTCGTTATTCAATGCATACATTCCATGATTTTTATGATTTACTTTAATGTAAAGTCCATCTTTCTCTTCAGAATCTACAGTTGCATAAGATACCTCAACATTTCCAGCAACTCCATTTAGATTAGTAGATCCAATACCAGTTGCAATATATGCAATTGTACTTCCAGTTCCAGTGGTAAAGTTTCCTTGAACATTATCTACAATTAATTCATTAATTGCATCAATTGAAGAAACAGATAATCTTAAATTTCTTCCGAGAGTGCTTCCGCCCAGAGAGTTGACAGTTAATACATCACCAACTCTATAACCAGATCCAGGATTTACAATTGTTGCTGCAGTAGCAACGTTATTGATGATTGTAATGTTTGCAGTTGCATTCTGTCCCGATCCAGTTACATTTACAAGG